TTCTGAAGCAGCCGCTGAGATTCTTGGTGGTAATGTTGCCGGTAAGCAAAAAGGGCAAGATAGCTTTGGAGCAGGTAAAAAATTAAACCCAGCTGGTGTTAAACAAGGCCAAGTAGATGTTGGCCATACACCTACTAAATTGATGGATACTAATCCAGATTACACTAAAGGCGTACCGTCTGCGGTTGCTCCAGGTAAAACTGGTCTAGGCAAACAAACAGATGGCGTTGGTATTACTAAAGCTACAGGTCCACAAGACCATGAAGGCCGCAGTGATTTAACTCCAACAGAAGGCGATGCTGATTCATATGATGCAATTCGTGACCGCAAAGCAGGCAAGAAACCAACTCAAACTTTTGAAAAGAATCCAGGCGCTACTTTTGCTTCATACGGTGAAGAAACTGAAGAAGAATATGATTCAATGATTTCAGAAGAAGATTTTGCTTATGATGCTTCAGAAGATGTTGATGCGTTATTAGCTGGTGAAAATTTATCAGAAGATTTTAAATCTCGTGCTTCTACAATTTTCGAAGCAGCTGTTGTTGCTCGTGCTTGGACTATCGCTGAGAGAATTGAAGATAAATTAAATATTCAATTTGATGAAGCTGTAGAATCAATTAAAGATGAGTTAGCAGAAAAAGTTGATGACTACCTTAACTATATGGTTACAGAATGGATGGCAGATAATGCTATCGCTATCGAAAAAGGTCTTCGTTCTGAAGTTGTTGAAAACTTTATTGACGGTTTAAAAGGTTTGTTCGTAGAACATTACATCGATATTCCAGAAGAGAAAGTTGACATTGTTGAAGAATTAGCAGAAAAAGTGGCTGAGTTAGAAGAACAATTAAATACACAACTTATTCAATCTATTGAGTTATCAAAAGAATTGAGTGAGCATAAGAAAGTTGAAGCTATTTACGCAGTATGTGAAGGCTTGACACAAACCCAGGTAGAAAAAATTGCTTCACTTGCAGAAGGTGTTGATTTCACTACCGAATCAGAATTTGCTCAAAAGATGGAAATGATTAAAGAATCTTATTTCCCATCTGGCGTTAAAATGGCAAATTCAAAAGAGTTCTTAGAAGAGTCTGTACATTTTGATGACGAACCTGTTGAAAAACAAAAGATTGTTGATCCAGAAATGTTAGCATATGCACAAACAATCTCTAAAACCTTGAAAAAATAAATAAAACACCTAATAAGAAAAACTAAGGAGCTTAAGATGTATCTTTCAGAAGAATTACAATCAAAATGGTCAGCAGTTCTGGAACATCCAGAATTAGATGCCATCAAAGACCCATATAAAAAGGCTGTTACAGCCATGGTTCTTGAAAACCAACAAAAAGCCATCATGCAAGAACGTATGTCCTTGAATGAAACAGATGGCGGTCCTACTAACGTAACCGGTGGTGTAAAAAACTACGATCCAATCTTAATCAGTTTGGTTCGCCGTGCTTTACCTAACTTAATCGCTTATGATGTTGCTGGTGTACAACCAATGACAGGCCCTACTGGTCTTATCTTCGCAATGCGTGCCCGTTATGACAATCAAAACGGTACTGAAGCATTCTTTGATGAAGCAAATACAGTATTCTCAGGTAACACATCTACTGCTAACCCATACGGTTTCGGTGGTACACCTGCAACTGATGCTAATACTAACCCATCTGCATATGGTAATATCAACCAATCTGTGAACGGTTCTAACAACTTCACATCTGGTATTGGTATGTCAACATCATCTGCTGAATTCTTGGGCGCTGATAGCAACCCTGCTTTCCAACAAATGGCGTTTTCAATTGAAAAAGTTTCTGTAACTGCTGTATCTCGTGCTTTAAAAGCTGAATACTCACTAGAACTTGCTCAAGACTTGAAAGCAATCCATGGTTTGGATGCTGAAACAGAATTAAGCAACATTCTTTCAACAGAAATTCTTGCTGAAATTAACCGTGAAGTTATTCGTACTATCTACACAGTTGCAAAAGCTGGTGCTCAGTACGGTACACAAACAGCAGGTATCTTTAACTTAGATACTGATTCTAACGGTCGTTGGTCAGTTGAACGCTTTAAAGGTTTGATTTTCCAAATTGAACGTGATGCTAACGTGATTGCAAAACAAACCCGTCGTGGTAAAGGTAATGTACTTATCGTTTCTTCTGATGTAGCTTCTGCTCTTGCTATGGCTGGTGTGTTACAATACACTCCTGCTTTATCAGCAGACTTACAAGTAGATGATACTGGTAATACATTTGCTGGTCTATTACACGGTCGTATCAAAGTGTATATCGATCCATACTTCGGTGGTTACCAATCAAACAACGAATTAGTAACTGTAGGTTACAAAGGTTCATCACCTTATGACGCAGGTATTTTCTACTGCCCATACGTTCCTCTACAAATGGTTCGTGCTGTTGACCAATTCACATTCCAACCAAAAATCGGTTTCAAAACTCGTTACGGTATGGTTGCTAACCCATTTGCTGAAGGTGTTTACAATTCACAAACTGGTAATGGCCGCTTAGTTACACGTAGCAATGTTTACTATAGAATTTTTCAGGTCGCAAATTTAATGTGATGAACTATATGTAAATGTGATAAATTAAATCACCGTAAGAGTGGTAATTATGAAAGGGAACTTCGGTTCCCTTTCTTTTTGCTTATAAATACATGTAATACATTACTTAGAATATTCAAAATGAGTTTAACACATAAACACCATATTATACCCGTCCACATGGGTGGCACAAACAATCCATCCAATTTAATTGAACTTTCCGTTGAAGGCCACGCAGACGCACATCGTATATTATTTGAACAACACGGAAGATGGCAAGACTATGCCGCTTGGCAAGGATTAACTGGCCGTATGACCAAAGAAGAAATTATTAGATTCAAATTATCTCAAACACATAAAGGTAAGAAACTAAGTGCCAAACATATCGAAATTCTTCGTGAAAAAGGTAAGAAATTAACGGGTGTAAATAATCCAATGTTTGGTAAAACTATATCTGATTCACAAAAACAAGCTATATCTAAAGCAAATAAAGGTAAGTTCATGTCCGAGAAAACTAGAGAAAAGATTCGCCAGGCCAATCTAGGTAAAATACGAAGTGAAGAATCAAAAGAAAAAAATAGATTATCACATTTAGGCAAGGTCGCATCTGATGAAACTAGACAGAAAATATCTGAGGCCAACCGCAAAAGAGTTGTCACTAATAGCCACAAGAAGAAAACGGCTGATAAATTATCCAAACAATGGTCTATTACCAATTCAGCTAATATTACAATCATTATTAAAAATCTTAGACAGTTTTGTAAAGATAATAATTTAGACCAAGGCAATATGAGTAGAAATAAAGTTAAAGGTTGGAAGTGTCTAAAATTAAACACATAAATAGAGGACACAAGGAGATAACATGGCCGAACCAAGCGCAATAACACAACAACCACAGAATACTAGTTTTTTACAGACCACCAAATATGTGTTTGTAATGCCTCGTATTAATAATGTTACATACTTTTGCCAAGAAGCTAATTTACCTGGTGTATCATTACCCGCTGTATCTCGAAATACTCCTGTTGTAGATTTACATGCACCTGGAAATAAATTGGAATACAATCCATTATCTCTCACTTTTCTCATTGATTCAGAACTTAAAGCCTGGACAGACATACATGATTGGATGCGAGATTTAACTTTGTTGAATGGTAAGAACTATACCAATATATACGAAAGAAAAAAACAACAAAGCCAAAAGCAAATGGTTCAATATGCCGATGGTATATTAACTGTTATGTCTGGATTGAATAACGCTAAATTTAGAATACATTATGCTAACTTATTCCCAATTTCATTAACTGACATTCAATTCAAAACCACAGGGTCTGCGGATGACATTTTAACAGCTACAGTTGACTTCAGGTATGACTTCTACGACATCGAAATCCTCAACTAGGCTTGACATAAGCTCTTGATTATGTTATAATATATGTAATGAAATCGAAATGAGAACAGCATGGAAACACTTGAACAAATATTAGATTTATGGCGCAAGGACTCTGAAATTGATATTACAGAGCCTTCTAAAGAAATATTAAATATACCTAAAATTCATAATAAGTTTTTAACTATTATGTCCAAACACCGTATCTCTAGCAAAAAGGCTTCGTTTGATTATAATAAAATTAAACGACTTAAATGGGAATACTATACTGGCAAAATGTCACAAGAAGAATTAACTGAACAAGGTTGGGAACCATTCAGGTATACTCTTAAATCTGATATTGCTACTTACCTAGAATCTGACAAAGATTTAATTACCCTATTACAAAAGAAAATATATCACGATGAGTGTGTTTCTGTATGTGAATCAGTTTTAAAAGAATTGAATAATCGCACATGGCAATTGAGGGAACATATGCAGCACGAACGATTTATTCAAGGTGCTAGATAGAATAAATAGGTGTGTATCACCGGATTGCAGTCCGCATACACTCTAACATTAACATGGAATGTCAGCATGAATATTTATTCTATCTATAAAGTTACAAATAAAATTAATGGTAAAATTTATATTGGATTTGATTCCAATTGGCCAAACAGAAAACATTGCCATAAGAAAAGAAGTACAGAACAAAAATACAATAAAGTAAAATTTTATAATGCCTTGAGAAAATACGGATGGGATAATTTTGAATGGGAAGTAATATATCAATCATTAGACTCAACACATTGCAAAGATGTTATGGAAAATTATTTTATTTTGCAATATAGAACATATATTGGATTTAATGATTGTAATGGTTATAATATGACATTAGGTGGTGACGGTAGTATTGGTGTCATTGTTTCGGATGTAACAAGACAAAAATTATCAAAAGCTAATACTGGTCATATTGTATCCGAAGAAACTAAAAGAAAAATTGGTTTAAAAAATAAAGGCAGAAAAATATCTAATTTGGATTATTCCTTTAAATGTTTATGTTGCCATAATCAGTTTAT